GAAAGTGAAAAAGCCACGAGCATACGCTGCAATCGAGTTACTAGGGGTTAATTTATAACCTACATGTAACGCAATTCCAGACGAAGTTGTTGCTGTGACACCTTCTTTTGAACGACCAGAATTACTATCACCAGCTGTTGTGCTTAGTGTGTACTTACTCCCTATGAAACCTACAGTGGGGGTTCCCGCTGTAAATTGTGCCTCATAGACAATTCCTGGATCGCTATAAACAAGAGCTTCGGCATCAGCTCCACCTAAAGTTGCAGTACTGCCAGTCCAAACTTTTGAAAAAGTTGGGTTGCCAGAACTATCCGAGTAATACACGCCATAGAAAACACCGCATGGAGTACCAGTTGCCGTCCCTTGGATCACATAACCACTAGATAAATTTACAACATCACCACTAAAGATGGATGCTGAAGTTTCACTAGCGATTCTCAGTCTTGCAGGACGAATAGTACCACCATACATGTGGTAAGCAGGCGTAAATCCGTCAGGATCGTTTGTATTTGCCATTTTATTTCACCTTATATATTAAGTGTTATTATTCAAGATTAACTAACCTTTATTCTCCCTACTTCCAAACGTCGTACGACTAGATCGTTGAGGTGCGTCAATAGGCATTAAAGGGTTACTTTCTCTCATTAGTTGAGAATCAACCGCTTCCATAGTAGCATCATTTACACCTTTGTAGTGAGCTTCTCTTTCTGCGACTGTTTCTTCAGGTATTTTGGCTAAGATCAATCCACCTACTCCAATAACTCCAGCGTGTCTGCCGTCATCAATCGTAGGAGCTTCAAAATCAGGGTGATCTGATGCTCTTACTGGTTCGAATCCTTCACGAATACGTTTTGACATATTCGATCTGTCTTCTTGATTGAGAATACTTTCACGTATCCATCGATATTTAAATCCAGGAGGTGCCTTTGGGGCGTCTAAACTGGAAGGTGGTTGCCAAGGTTTTCTGCGAGTTTGAGTGTCTCGTGACTCTGCAGACCGTGAGTTACGGTCAGTGGTGACTTCTGTTTTATTTTCTTCTGTCATTTTATACTCCGTTATTGAACATGCTTCGCATATTCTTCAAGTGGCACTCCTAGCTTCTTCGCTATTGCGACTTGGCTAGTTGTGAGTTTTACTTTTCTAGGTTTATTTACAGTGGTTGCACCAATGCTACCACCAGCTACTGCTTGAACATGCTGTTGGGCTTGTTCAAATTTATGTGGGAAAGCATCTTTGATGCGGTTATCTAAAGCATTATAATAAGCGTCAGAAGTTGGGTCAACCCCTTGTTCTTCTACTATCTGCCTGTGGAAAGCGAAAGCTGAAGAAGTCATAGCTACATCATCCCCAAACCACGAATTACGCTGTGCCCATGCTTCTGCTTTTGGGTCTGGTGCAGGAGGGGCAGTTTGTTGTTGTTGGGGTTGTGGTCGTTGGAGTTTTCTAGCCTCTTCTTCAATTTGAGCTTCTTCTCTTTCTTTATGCAGCCTGTTTAGACTTTCTGATTCTACAGATAATTTAGCTAGACTTTCTTGAGCTTCTATTAATCTATCCGTATCATGTTCTTCGTGTGCTTGTTTTAATTGTGCTTTTGCTGTTTCTAAATTTGCATCTACTCTTGAGTTGTATTCGCTAAATAAGTTTTTATCTGTTTTATTTAATTTTGTTTTTGTTGTGTCTAATTCTTGTTTTACACTTTGCGCAAATTTAAGTGCTGCCTGTTCACGTCTTTCAGCTTCACGCATTTTATACGTTAGCTTGTCTATACGTTTTTTAACAGAGTCACTGTATTCTGCAACTTCCTGATCGTGCTCGTCAGAAACTGGTTCTTCTACTGTTGTCGTTATTTCTCCAACAGCCTCTAGTGAAGTTTCTTTTCCTTCATCTTCTGAAGGAAGTTCTATTTCAACTTCTTCTGCTTCTACGTTTTCTGCAACGCCTTGCATGGTTTCTGCCATGTTCATAGTCCTCGATGATAGCGTGAAATTTTATAAAAGTAAATCATCCTGCTAAAATATCTTCAGGGTCATTGATTACTGCTAAAATTTCATCGTCGTTTAATAAACGCAAATCTCCGCCTTCAATTTGAATGCGGGCACCTGCATACCTGCCAAAAATGATCCAATCCCCTTCTTGACACCATGGTCCTTCTGGGAATTTATTGCCATCTCTGTACGCATCTGGACCAAGCCTCACTACATACCCAACTACTGTCGCCAGTCGCTCTTTATCTACTGTTTGCTTAGCCAAATGAATTCCTCCTCTTGTCACTTTTCCAGGAACAAAAGGTAATATTAACATCCTATACCCTGTAGGTTTAGGGAGTTTTTCTTGTAAAGAAGCGTCTTCTTGGAGCCTCTCTACGGTAAAAGCATCGGTTTTATCCTCCACTTCTTCTGTGCTGAAATTGTCTACAAAATCAGGCACTGTTTTTGATTTTTCGGTATCTGATCCAAAATTAGATAATGTCTTCATCTTCTATTCTCATCCTTTTATGCAGGTCTAATATTTCTCGTTCGGCAAAATCTAGACCTGATATTTCACCTACGATTCTCTGGTACTGTCCGTAATCACCAGCACCACCAGCTGCAAGCATTTCTGATAATTCAGATTTACGCTTGCGGTATTGTTTGAGCAGAAACTCAGTTGTTTCTAACCAATCCAACTATTTCTTTCCTTTCTTTTTAGCTTTACCATCATACACGGCTTTATCTCCTGGACGGATAAATTTATCTGGGTCTCCCCTGTACATATCTCTTCTGGCTGTCATTCCTGGCATCTTTTTCTCCTAATTGTGTTTAAACATTATTTTTTCTTTACTGGACCACCGTGAGTGTAGCCTCTGACTTGACCGTCGACACCTTGCATCATTCTAGCTCTGGCATCTTCGGTAACTGGTCCACCTAAATTATAACCTTTCACCATACCACCCATGTTCATCTTTTTTGCAATGGGTGAGAATTGTTTTTTCATTCCTGGCATTATGTTCTCCCGTATTCTACAAACTTCAAACCTTTCGTGGCTGCTCCACCACCTTTAGCTTTTCTAGTTATCTTTTTAATTTTAGTTCCTTCTAAACCTTTAATTGGATTTTTCTTTGGTCCGCCTTTCATATTATTCTCCTCGGCTTTTTGTATCAGCTTCTCGTACTTGTCTTAAATTGTCAGCGTAAGTACGTTCAGCTTCTTGTTGAGCCTGTATTAATGTTTTCTCTCGATCTGCCGCAATTTTCATTTCAGCGATCGCCTCGTTTGATATTATTTTCTCTGCATCAAGTTGTGCCTGCGTTGCGTCTTTCTGCGCACGTTGGGCAATCTCTTCACGTTGAACCTCTATGACTGGGTCTATACGTTGAAGCTCGACAGCTTCTTGAACTGCTTTCGCTTTTCCTGTCACTTCAGCCGTGGCTTGGGCAGCAGATTGAGCAATTTGATTCATTATCTCAGGAGTAATTTGCTCTAACGGTGGCAATGGTTGCCCCATCGCCTGCTCCACCTGCTGTTTGTAGAGCATTGCCTGATGTTCTTGTATATTTGCACTTATCATTTGTGCTACCTGTGGTTGTTGTTGCACCATCGGGTTTTGTATAAATGCGCTGTGGTTTGCAATATATGCTTCATGGTCTTGCCACTCAAACGCCTGTATTGGTTGCCCTAGCATTGATGCTTGTTCTTCTGATATTGGATCTCTTGGAGGAACTTCTTCTTGTTGTTGAAAAAGCGAATCTACATTTTTAATTTCTAGGGCATCGTACATTCTACGGTAAGCTTCGGGTAAGTTGTGTATCTCTGGTGCTGCCTGTGCCATTTGTAACATCTGCTGTGCAATCAAAACACGTTGCGCCATTGAAAATATATTCGGGTCACTAACAGGAAGTACATCAACTCTTTCATCAAAGTCTTGAGCCATCACATAACCTTGTCCTCCTGGCATTGCGTAAGGGTACTGTTCTGGTAGATATTTTGCGTAGATTTTTCCTAATAGTCTAAATTCTTTCTTTTGTGCAAAATGCAAGCGTTTATGTATAGCCGACATTACTTTAGTTCCACGTTCTAACATAGCAACGGTTGTTCCTACTGGCATTTCTTGGCTACCCATGTCTCCCATCTGCATATCGGTGATAGAAGCAAATCTTCTACCTGAATCAACAAGTACACCTAATAATTGAGCCAAAACTGTGGAAGGTTCTTTATAAGGTAACGGCATTAACGAATCTTTTATTGTACCGCCTGCCACATCTACGTCTCTAAATTCTCCAGGTTGAATTGGTTCGTTTTCACCTTGAATACGCATGCCTCTAGCTTTAAACCCAGCTGGGAGGTTCGCTAAAGTTCCTGCATCTATTAATTGCCTTAATATAGCTGTTACTGATTTCGTAATGCCTCCGATCATGTGTATTAAACCGAAACCATAGAAACCAAGACCTGGAAGGAATTTGTATTGTACAAAATAATTCGTTTTTTGATATTGTGGGTCTCCTTCTTCCCAGTTCCTGCGTATAGCTAAGACTTTATTAGTGTCTCTACAGATAGTCACTATATAAGGACACGCAAATCCGTGATCTTCTATTTCTGCTATCGTTAAGTCTACATGCATCTCTAATAACGTGTATAAGTCATTATTTTCTGCGTAATTCGGGGTAACACCGTCTATACGGTCGATTTTTTCTTTTACTTGGTTTTCTTCAGGTACACCTGCTCCTGTCATCTCCATTTCTAGATACATACCATTAATTTGCATTTTACGCAAATCATTTTCGGTCATAGTCATGACGTGAGTGTATCTTGGTGAATTGAAAAGATCTGTAGTAGCGTAACTCACCACGAAATCTTCAGCTTTGACAAACTGACTAACTGCTCTGTTCAACATGGTGTCAAAGAAGACTTTTTTAAACGCACTCCCCGATAATGGTAAATAGAAAAGTAACGAATCCATTTCTGGGTCATATTCTTCCATTACGTGCGTAATCTGATAATTCATGAATTCTTTTACACGCTGTGCTTGTTGAACTACTTCTGTGTTATCATCCCCTATAGTTTGTACAGTGACTGGACCGCCAGCAGGTAATAATTCTTTATAGGCTTGGGATTGAAATTGTGTAACTGCTTCTGCAAGTAACGGGTGGTTAACTCCACTGGCTCCTTCAAACGGTTGCGTGCGTTCTTCTTGTTTAATGCCTAGTAAATCCAGCCCTTTCGCAAACGCTGTGTACCATTCACTTCTAGATTCTTTGTCTTCTTCGTAAAGACCAATTAAATCACTGGCTAATTTATTTAAGGAAGAGTCCTCTAATACTTCTGCTAAGTTATCTTGAAAATTTGTTTCTGGGGGTTGGGTTTCGGGCATGAAATCTACAACAGCAGACCCATCTTCTTCTAACTCTATTTCAATTTCTTCCTCTGGAAAAGGAGGAATATCTTCTACATCCCCCAACGGTAGTGTTACGCCTTTCTCTACTGCCATAATGACACCTCACTCTATATGAAATTAATTTAATAGTAAACCATTTTTCGTTCACGAGAACCATCGTACTCGTCTTCGTAATCTGAAGCTAACTGCACAAAACCGCCTTGACGAAATCGCAACATGGCTTGGCTCATGCTGTCAACCAAGTCATCATGGTCTCCTGCGGGAAATGCTACACATTCTTCCACCATGTCATCCGCCCACGGTTGATCGGGTTTCCAAACCATCCCCGATTCAAATAAAGGCGTACACGAATTCACTCTCGCAATTTTATCTGAACCTTTGCTCGGTGTAAAATTCTGTACGGGAATCCCCATTCTGCGTAATTCTTGCGTTAACGGAGTACCACTGCCTTTAGACTCGATAATAACTGAATCTGGTTCCCAATACGTGTACAACTCTTGAGCTTTCTTTTTTAGTTCTGGGAACTCTAGTCGTTCTTTTACAGAATCTAACAATATAAGGTGAGCGACATCACCGTTGTACATTTCTTCTCCGATTCTGCCTTCTGGGTAAAATACTCCCCAAGTTGTTATAGCCGAATAGTCAGAAGTCTGGGTTTTTAAAAATGCCGTATCGTAACTTTGAATAATGTAATCACAAGCAGGAGGCGTACTTTTCTCCCACGTATTCCACCATTCCCTCTTTATAAGTGCCCCTTCCTCGGACGTAGGTTTCTGCATGTACTGCGCATGCCATTTTGGACCTTTACCTAATGCAGCTTGTACTCCTTCTAGTTCATCAAGCGACCAGTATTCTGGCCAAACTGGATCACCGCTGGGCAAAATCGCAGGTAACTCGATAACTTCCCACTGATCGTTCTTTTCCCCTTTCCCCATGTCGCGCACTAATCGACCTGTTAAATCTCGGACTGACCATCTTGTCATTACAACTACAATAGCCCCTCCAGGTTGTAAACGCTGACGAGGTCCAGAAGTGTACCATTCGTAGGCTTCATCTAATGCAGTTTTGGACATTGCGTCTTGCTCTGAATGCGGGTCATCGATAATAAACAAATCCGCACCACGACCAGCAATCGCACCACCGACACCTGCCGCATAGTACTCACCTTGAATCTTAGGGTTTTTCTTAGACCGTGTTTCCCATTTTCCTGCAGCCTGTGAGTCTGGGTGCAAAGACACGTCGGGGAATATCGCTTGATAAGCAGACGTGCCAAATAAATCCCTAACTTTACGTCCGAATTTTACAGCAAGATCTGCCGTGTGTGTTGCTTGAATAATTTTAAGTCCAGGTCTTTTACCTACTAACCACGCTGGGAACATGTGACTGGCGAACTCTGATTTAGTATGCCTTGGTGGCATGTTTATTATAAGACGTTTTAATCGACCATCGGCAATGCGTTCAAAAGCGTTTGCCATAATACGGTGGTGACTGCCCTCAATGAACTGTGGCCACTGAGATTTAACGAAGTCTAGAAAACTCTGTTCGCATTTTTCTACTTGATTAAGTTCACCGAGTCTCTCTGTGAGCTCGAGATACTCTTCTAGTATTTCTTTCGGGAGCTGAGCCCAAAGTTCTTTATCTATTTTCAAAATAATTTTGCAGCAAATTTTTATACATGATAAACCGAAAAGTATGCACCTGTAAAGCTGTATCGAAAATCCATGGAATATTTATCTGAGGAACTCAGGCGGATACGTGCCTACACGGGGGCGTAAAAAAGGGGGGGTGGGGTACTTATATAGCGGTTTAGTACCTAGTAGTAGTTAATTAGTACGTTTATATAACCTAGTAACTAAGGCTATAGCTACGTTATTAATTAACCCTTTACTTTATAAAGTAAAGGTATATAGTAAAGGGGTAAGTAAGTAGTTAGTTATATAACTACTTACTTAGGTGCCACGTAATGTGGTTGTGTTAATAAAGTATAGGAAAATGCTATGTCTAAGAAGACAGTGAAAGTAGAAGCCCAACTCAATAGAGTTGACGCTTTGAATATCCTACGCGATGCTATCGGTAATGATACTGACGCAGTGAAAGCACTAGATGTGTTCACTCGTGTTAATACCAAGACCGCTAATACTAGAGGCTTCAAAGCTGATCACGTACTCGTACGTGCAGCCAAGACTGCCAAAGCTGGTTATATAGCTGATCGTGTGGAACTTGCTGACGGGATGACTGTTGCAGAAGCTATGAAAACCGTTCCTAACGGTCATCATGGTTCTTATCGCTACGCTGATATCTCATATGATATCGCTCGCGGTTATCTGCTAGATCCTAGAAGCTAAAGAATAGAGTCAATTACTGACTGATTCGGTGGAATTCCGAAGGAGCACCCCTGCGCAGCAAACAGGATTCCGTCAACCCGCAATCTAGAATGTTATAGGGTATAGGGTAATAGGCATTGTGCATTGTAGTAGTATATACTCTTTCGTCCTTTTGGCAAGTGGCAAGAAGACCAATTCTTTAAACTGGCAAGTGTTTAATCAATAGTAATTAGCCCTTTACTTTCACGTAATCATAGGTATCATAGGTAGTAAGTAAACGAGTTTACTTAGATTCCTGGTCTTAGTTGCTAGGGTTATATAAATCATAATAAGGAAAATGTTATGAAAGAAGATAAAGTAGTAATTCAACCTAGTGTTGAAGAAGCTCAAGCTTTAGTCGGACTCGCCATCGCTGGTGATTCAGAACTAGAATCTGCTCTTGATGTGCTTGCCTCTCAGGCTAAGCGCAAAGTTGGCGGTAAAGGTTCTGCGTTTCAACAGCGTATGTCGGAGTACCTCGATCATACGGTCGCGGTTACTTGGCGTCTTGAAAAAGCTCAGGCTGGAAAGCACAATGAGCGTATGGGTTTTGCCGATGGTAAAACTTTACGCGAATGTGCCGAATCTACCTTCTTTTCATGGTCTGACTTAAAGTATGATCTTGTCGATATGGGTTACTTAGAACTCGTCGATGGTCCTGTGCTTAGTCATCACCACGAAGAAGGCTAGATTCTAGAGTGCGGAGGTTGTAGAACCTCCGCTTCTCACCCCGATTGGTTCTGCGATTGTTGTGTACCAAGGGTAGACTCTGTCTCATCCTCGAGTAATTCGCTTTCTACGTCTATCACATCAACCGAGGGCAGAATGCCAGCGGTGTTTAGACTAAGCTCTTCCATTCTGGCAATGATGTCATGTTTGGACATTGCCTCAACCTTGTTGACTGTCAACTCAGATCTTGTGATATATAGACCTGCTGCTTTACCACGACTGACTTCTGCCGTAACCGCTGCCGACCAAGCACCATTCCGCATTGCCCCATCTCTTATGTCCTTCAAGTCTACCAAGTGAGTAGACAAGTTCAACCCAGCTTTCAAAGCTCCGACCTGTTGGAGTTGTTGAATTCGGTCCATGACTCTTGGGTTATTGTCACTGGCAAGCATAGACCCAGCCCGAGTGGCATTCTTCTCCGAATAACCTGCTGCTTTGGCAGCCTCGGTTTTGTTCATGCCCTTAGCAACGTTCTGTGCGAACTTCTCTTGTTGAGGGGTCATAGTTCCTGATCCTTTTGTTCTAGCCATCTGTATCTTTTCTCCTCTTGTCCTGTCTGACAAGCATAACCTAGTTCAATACCAACTATCTATTATATAAGTACCACTGTTCTAAAGTAAACACTCTGTCTTCTAACGCACGTCATCAATGTGCATATTTACCAATTATATACTCAAGTATTACCTACAAATCACCAATACTCAGGTAATAAGACTACTCAATATAATCACAGCTCTATGTACTATAACAAACAACACTAAATACTATTGGGCTATTGGCCAACTTGTCTATTTTTACTGTTTTTATTTTTACTTTTACGCAACCCTATATACCAATAGCCCAAACCCCTTAACTAATCAACGCATATTCGCGACCTCCAGTGATAGTGATCACTAACTATATATTGAGTAACTCGGTCAATCATCAAGTAAGTAAGTACTTACTTACTTTGTAAAGAGGTTACAACTCATATACTATTACTAGCCAGTCACGTACTCATAGGTATAATAGTAAAGTAGGTTGTAATAAATAACCTGCGTTGTTTAACTAAAATAAAGGTGAATGCTATGGTAGAATGTAATGGTGTCGTTAACCCCTATAACCCTCGTCAGGGTTTAAAGGGTTGCAATGCCCAAGAACTAAACGATGTTGTCAAAACCCTACGGGCTAATGGCAATAGATTAACTGGTAAAGATGGGGGTCGCGTGATCGATATCTTGTCTAATAACTTAAAAACTCTTCAAGATCTAGGGTCAGATGGGGAATGTGGGTTAATCAATCACGGTATGGGTCAACTTTGTTACCTATTCTTAAGTGTTTATGTCTGGGGTGATTATAAATTCGTATGTCAATGTCAAATAAGTTATAACTATGATGATGAAACTAACCCAATCTACTACGGTACGGTTGATCTATATAATAACGGTGACCCAAGATGAATAAATTCAAAGACGGGTGGGAAATAATACCTAAAGAAAGTGTCACGGAAGACATCAAAGAAGTCATCTCTAAAAGTAAGGAACAAGACAGAGTGGTAGATATCATGGAAGATCTACTTATGGATTGTCATACCGAACTTAGCTGGTACTTTAGTGAAAGTCATAGTAACTATGATGAAGGTCCAGATAGAGACATGGTGGAAGAACAACTTCCTGATAATTGGAAAACTGTGTATGACTCTTCCTGGCTTAATAATCAACCAGACAGTGGTTATAATATTATTGATCTAGGTTACGGTGACGTGTATGAAGGAGCCTCGTTTCAACAACGGGATATATTCATATGTTTATCAATGAACGGTTGCTCTTTAGCTAGTGCCCTTAGTGAGTACTTTAAGTTTACTATCCCAGTAATTGATCGTTACTCATTATACGGTATAAAGAACTTAGTAGACGCTATGAACGGTCACCTTGTTTAATAAATGGAGAAAGATATGGAAAACTGGATAGAACTAAGAAATGGGGGCGAGCTGTTCCAAGGAGCAGATGCTTCTGAATTCCCCGAAGCACCGTTAGGTAAGGAGATAGGTGAATATGCAAGTGATGTTGAATTTATAATTATTCACGCTAGTGAAGATGGTAGGTAGACTTATATCACTCATCGATTCCCTGGAGGTGCTGGTGACACAGGCATAGTTATGAGATTTGAGAAATATCCTGACCAAACCGAAGATAAAGATGAAGACCACATCTACTGTAACGGTGACCCAAGATGAGTATCTTTAGTGAAATAGAAGAAGAATACTGGTCTACTGATGGTAAATATTATCAGGAGTGCACCCTTGATCAAGAAAGTATTGCTTGTATAGTTTCTGAATACGTGGGAAACCTAACCCCGACAATGCCTGCTGGTAACGTGGCAGGTATACATGGTCAGGTGCCCGTTTGTGTTTATACTTTTGGCGGAGAATCCTCAAAATCCGACTATGTTTATATCGCTCATTATATATATGAAGTGGCTCATCACTGTTATTTATACCGTCTCGCGAAGGAGGTTTAAGAATGAAAAGAAAGTTCAAAGACGGTTGGGAAATAATACCTAAAGAAAATGTTAGTAAAGACATAAGAAGAATTATCTCTGACGGGTGGGAACAAGACAGAGTGGTAGATATCATGGAAGATCTACTCGCCAAATGCCCTAAAGAACTTAGTTGGTTTTTTAGTGAAAATGCTGATAGTATCGAAGACCAAGATATGGTGTATGCGCAACTCCCTGATAATTGGGAAACTGTGTACGATTCTTCTAGGCTTAATTTTCTACCAGACAGTGGTTATAATATTATTGATCTAGGTTATGGCGACGTCTATGAAGGAGACTCGTTTCAACAACGGGATATATTCATATGTTTATCAATGAACGGTTCCTCTTTAGCGAGTGCCCTTAGTGAATACTTTAAGTTTACTATCCCAGTAATTGAAAGGTATTCATTGTTAGGTATAAAGAAATTAGTAGACGCTATGAACGGTCACCTTACAACTGCTACTTAAAACCTTTAGAGTCACGTAGTGGCTAGTATAATAGTAGTATAGGTTCTAAAACCTATATGTTTAATAAACGGAGAATGTATGGCTAATAAACTAAAACCAATAGTGTTTACAGCCCCTGACATCACTGATGACATCAACGATATTAAAGATATCCTGGAAAGTGAATCAGGAATGAAGATTAGTAGACCCAATGTTATACGATCATGTATCAAAGCATGGTACGAGGTTAACAATAATGGATAAACAGGAGAAAACATGAACAGTAAAAAAGCTAAATTGTTGAGGAAATCCCTCAAGCAAGGCGGAGTGGACTGGCGTGACTCTCAACCTGT